AAGATGGTTCACACGACCATCGAACCAATACAGGCAATGACCGTACACCAGCGCAAAAAGAAGCAGATAAGAACCGTAGTAAATAAGCTTCCGGCAGGCGTACCCGATACGTCTGCCACTTCTTCATAGTACAAGTAGATTTACAGCCTGCACTCACATTTCATTGATGCACTTTTTTACGTGTTCAATTATCTGACATGTTTCAGATGCTAACTCGAACCATTCCCCCATAGAGTCCAGACTAACACAGCCCACCAATAAAAAAGGCACCAGTATTGCTACCAGTGCCAGCTTTGCGCCGCGTCGCGGCTGTCTGTGCGTCCAATGCCTTCGCTGCATTCACTAAGCCTCTTTAGTTGACATGGCAGCAGCATCAACAGGCAAAGAGAAATCAGGTTTTTCGAATCCGAAAGGCCAGCGATAACCCGTTACACGGTCAGTGCTGAACGCTTTGATATTTACAGCATCGCTCTGATTGCCGCCCAGGACTAAGAGATTACCATTTTCTGCCTGCCCAACGACAAACCCGACATGACCACCACCAGAACGAGTGAAAACGACTACACAGCCGTAGAAGGGTTTATCCAGTCTCTCACCCCACTCCATGTAAGAACGCGCGCCCTCAAAACGGGTTGACTCAATGCCAGAGCGTTCAAGCATGGAACCTACAAACGCAGCACACCATGGCGTTTCATCGTCCTTAATCCCGCCTCGTTTGATATCGCGCCACATCTGAAGAATTTCAGGTGCGTGTTTAGGCCCTGGAATTTCACGCAACCCAATAAATTGTCGTGCCTGAGCAATCCAGGGTAATTCTTTATTTTCCATCATCAATACCTTTTTTATTTGCAACCAAACTGACTGCGGCATTAATTAACGAGCGGCACCTATCCACTCCCGCGCCACCAACAGCAACCCCAACTACAAATGACCAGTCAATGTCCGAAACACCGAATTGCTCAAGTAAGGCGGATACGGCTAAAGCCACAAAAAAACAGATGAAGCCAGCGTTGATTGCCCTTCGCCACGCAAGACCATCCCAGACTGAAAATGATATCGCGATGAAGAAGGCTGTCAGCGCTGCCTGAAGGGACAAACGATTTTCCTGTAGATAGTGAAGCACCGGACCCCAACCATCCGGTGGGGTGTAGTTCTGCATGACTCCTCCCAAATTGCAGGCATAAAAAAACCGCCATTAGGCGGTTAATGATGCACTCATGTGCAGCTTTAATATGATTTAGGATGGCCGCTACCTAGAGGTTTTTACTTGCGCAGCAATTTTGCATAATAAAAGCGACCATCCTAAATAAAATTAGTTAAATAATCCATTTTAATAAATAATAACCACCAGCTAATCCCACGACAATCAATACCATACCTATTAAAGCCAGGCATTCTCTAGAAAACTTGATTTTCATTTTGAACAATCCTAATAACTTTCATCAAAACCTCCGAATTGATAGCCCTTACTGGATTTGAACCAGTGACCTGACGATTATGAGTCGCTCGCTCTAACCAATCTGAGCTAAAGGGCCGAATAGAGTTGAGGTGCCGGGTGCCTCCCGGTGAGTCGCAGGTCAGCCACCGCGACCCGCTCTGATCAACGCCAATGTAGTTCGTTGCTGTTTAGCCCCGCCGCTTAGGGGGATTCACCTCAATTTCGGTTTGATATGTATGAGAATAAAAGACATAGCAGGCCAATAAATAGAAGAACTGCCCCCTGCCCAAAGGCATACATCATCGCTAATACAAAACCCGTTTCGTACATCTCTTCTTCATTACTCTCAAAAATCTGGTGCCGACTACCGGATTCGAACTGGTGACCTACTGATTACAAGTCAGTTGCTCTACCTACTGAGCTAAGTCGGCGTGGTGGCTCTCGTCCGGGGATAGCGGACACAATGAATGAAGGACGGAGTAAAACCCCATTCATTTGAGAGCCAAAAAAACCGCTCGGGGGAACGGTAAACCTCTTTTACGATTGTGCTTCTAAGTCACAACCGATGAGCGTTCATCCATTTTGTCTTTTCCAGACATATTCAAGTACTTACTAAATATGAACGCTTATCGCTTATTACTAAAAAGCTGCCGCTTTTCAGCGGCGAATATAATTAACAAACCGTACTAGACGGAAAACCCTTACAGTCACATGAAGCTACAGCTGCTCCAGCCATAACTGTAAAGTACACACAGAGCGGAGATACTTAAAGCAAACGATAATATAATTCTCTGTATGTACTTTACAGTTGCGGCGAAAAAGATGGCAAGTAACACTCACCACGTTACTTGCCCAAATATCGAAAAGAGCATTAATAAATTACTGGTTACTTCGGGATTGAATGATAAGAACTAAAAGTTAAACAAAACATCAACGATAAATTTGAATAAATATCAACGATACAATTCTTCAAAAAAATGTCATGCACGATAAAAAACACTGTCGAACCTTTTAAAAATTGCTTATCACGACATTGCAAAGCGACCGTTTAATGGCACTTTTAGATGAATTTAAGTATCGCCTGGGATGCCTCCCGGTAGGTATCAGGTAAACCATCAACTTCCGCAACTAGATTGCACCTTTGGAATTTCCGTGTTAGCCCCAGCAGCACTGATAAGGTGTAGTAATGCATGATTCATCCCCGATTTCAGGCATAAGAAAACCGCCTACAGACGAAAGTTGGCAGCGCTCTTCTCCGAAATAAAATGCTCTCTCAGCGGTCCCCACTCAGGCAGTAACGCCCAGAAAATGTAAAAGCTGTGCGGCTCGGACTCTTCACCCATAACGGATAAATGCCGATGTGGTACACACTACCCTCGTCACGGTAAACCCGTACTGACGCCTCATACCACCCGTCACATGAATTGAAAATCAGAACGTCCCGCCCTTCCATTTCCTCAGTTGGCTTTTCGCTTGCTGGCCGGAAAATTAACTGCTCAGCGATTGAAGTCGTCACGTAACCTCTAGAGACGAAAAAACCCGCTCATTGGCGGGTTTATGTAACTTTGGCAACATATCAAAATTGACCTTAATTGTGGGCTATTTTGTTGCGTTTTGCAAGATGGTACTTAAAAGTCACGAATTATCTCGCCCCATACTAATTCGCGTGAAACAGCGTTTATTGAGTTAATATCCAAACGTTCGAAGGCACTTTTAAACGCATCCCAGTGAGCAGAGTAAATGCGCGTCCAGCCAGCACGATCAACACTTAATAATCCTGCTAACACAGCGCCAGCATATTCTTTATATGTTTCATTTCTGTTCTTGGCAGCAGCGTCCTGAGCAGCAAGCCACACAAGTTGTATTAATCGCGTTTTGACTCGCTTCTGAAGCCTCACGCCTTCTAACTGCTTTTCATGACACTCCCAGATAAAGCGGCATATTTCTTTTTGATGATCGAAGTTAAGGTCGAACCCGTAGCAATATTTAATCCATGCTTGCTGGCTAACATCCAACGTTAAAACGGCCCTACGCCATGCGCATAAAGAAAACGCCCTATCTCTTATCGGAGGCATCGGACGGCGGCGGCTACGCGTCTCAAGGACGTACAGGGCTGTATTCTCAGCTTTAACGCGACGAACCCCACCGCGACCGTTGTCCAGCTCTACCATATGAACCTGTTTACGTGGGTTACGGTCCTTATCGGCTGGTGGATGCTCCGCGAACGCCTCAAGTTGCCCTTTCGTACCGCCTGAATCATCCACCAGCGCAGCACGTAGTTGAATGCGTACATATTCCAGTTGCTGCGCGTTCATGCGATAAACTCCCCTGCCAGTTCGTTGTTAACCTGCTCAAGCAGGGATTCTTCCGTACCATAATTTTCTTCCCACTTACGTTGCCCTGCGTGGATAGCAACGCCATAACCGCCGTTACGGTGGTGTGGAGGGTACAATGGGATAGAACGTGAATGCGAAGAGCGCTGCCCCGCTCCGCAGCCCTTTCGCAGATGATGAATTTCAGCAGGTGAGTAACCAAAGCCGAGATTGCGACAAACTACGCAACCCAGTTCCGCAACTTTTTGTAGGTGAATACGGTCGGCCTTTTTCATGCAGCGAACTCCAGCAGCTGCATGGCTACGTTATCGGCTTCCTGATAGTTGCGGAATTTTTTAAACAGAATGGTGTTCCACAGGACGTTAAAAACAGCCTTGTAGACCTGGAAGAATTCAGCTTCTTTCATGTTGGCGAAAGAGATAGATTTTGCTTCGC